CTATTTCTGACATTATACGCAACCGGTTGTCCTGTAATGTTTTTGGGACTGTAGTGAAGCTGCCAATGTCTTTCAATTGGTCCTTCGACAACGCATGTTCTATATCCGCAAGATAGAATTGGATATAGACTCATTGAAGGTTCGCTTTGACGAGAGCCTTCTCGGTTTTCTATGAACATTGCTGTTCATACATACTCCAGAATCCGTCAGCACAGCACAATCTGTACAAACTCAAGGAGGACTCACAAACTGAGCCGGCAAATTGTTACTATATATTAATTGTTAATTGGGAATTATTTTCTATTGACTTGGTGTCGGTTGAACTATATGATTTTAATAAATCAGTATTATGTAAGAAGAAACTATCAAATTCAAAAATCATCCAGTCTCCGTGTTTTTGAGATGTATAATAAGTGAAATTATCGGCAACCCATGTTAATTTGCTTTGTACAGCAATATAACGACCTTTACGATTAAACTTCATAAAAAGAATGTTCAAATCATTGGGGTCGGCCACATCCATAAGTTGCCCGATCCATGCATCTATTACTTTACATTCCCCTGTAAGCAATAGATGAAAAGGAAAGTCGTTTAGTGTTTCAACATTGAAATTAATTCTATCACGATTAAATGACAGTAATAAAGTGTTGATTTCTTCGTCTACGGTAACTGACATTTCACTTATCATCTTATATTTACTCTATCTTTTTCATTGCCTATTTTTTCATCTTCGCTTCTTCTGGCGTCTCTCCGGGCGGGATAAATTTTATCCCAGAAATTAGTCCATTGTAGTACTTTCTCTCACCGTTGGGTAATCTAGTTCTAAGAACCTCTTCATTTATCTGGAGTTTAACTTCAGCGTAAACTAACGAGGCTCTGGTCTTGTGAAGGGACACTATTTCAAATTTATAATTATTTTTGCCCAAAGCAGAGATTGCTAAATTTAATCGCACAGAAGATCCTGTATATGTTTTCCAGTCAGATTCCTTAATCACTTTTTTCTTATTTACTTTACCCTTGACTGTTTTTCTCAAGTGTTGATGTAGTTGTTTTTTACCTAAATATTCCATACCGGAAGATAATTCAGTTATCCTATATAGGAAACCAAACCATTCATCAATATTGAAATCATGAGGGAACTCCCAGTGACCTTTGTGCATGTGTCATATTTATACTCATTCTATATCCACTAAGTTATTGTATTGTGTAAAACCATTTTCTTTCACAACTTTCAGCACATTAGGTACCCTATTTACTAATTCCTCTTTGTGCGAAACAAGCCATATTGATTTGTGTCTGCGGCGAGACATATCCTTTAGAATCGCCAGAGAATTTTCAACCCCAACACTATCTGTGCCGTTATCCAACAGTTCGTCAATGAACAACACATTTATGGGTTGATATAAGTTTTCCCAAACATCACGGAATGCCCAAGACAATGATAGAATAACTCTATTCATTTCTCCCCTTGATAAATTATAAAAGTCCATTTCACGACCCAATTCCGTAATCTCAACTTGCAAATCATTTTTAAATATTACTTGATGGGGAAGTCCAATTTTATCTAAGTAATGCGTTAATCTACTATTCAAGTATGCCAGATTTTGATCAATGATCTTCTTACGAACAAAACTATCTTTACTAGTTAAAATATCAAGCAAGAATTTCTGATGTTCCATAGTGCGGGTCAACCGATTAATCTTGTCAAAATTAATCTCTTGTAATGCTTGATTTTCCATCTCGGTAATCTGTTCATTATATGGGTCAACATCTTCACTTTTTCGTTCAATATCTTTAATTGTATTAGCCACTTTACTACGATGTTCAATTGCCTGCGATTCAGTATCATAATGAGTTTCTGGCTGACGCCCCAACTCAAGCTCCGTATATTCTGCTAATTGATCAGAAAAAGGATTAGCTTCTAGCTTTTTATCTTCCCAAACTGTTTTCAAGTTACTTAGGTCGCTACTATGTCTGATTGCTTCAGCTTCGGTTTTGTACAAAGTGGTAGGCTTCATCCCCAAGTCTTTTATAAGTGCTTGATTAGTAGCTACACTAGTTTGTAATTCATTAATCTGCACCACTGCATTACCCAACAGTTCTTGCTTATCAATTAACACCTTGGCGTGACTGTCATCATGGAAGTCTTGTCCACACGCATAACAAGTATGATCTTCTAATAACTCAACTTCTTTTTCAAGTTTAGAAATTAATTCTTTTTCTTTTACTATACTTTTGGTTAGTGTAGAAATCGTACTAGCAATAGTAGATTGACTGATAAATTCGCGTGACCACTCGTTCAATTTAGTCCATGCTGCTAGTTCATCTTCAATGTTATAGCGATTCTTATCTACATATATTTTATCAGCAGCAGATACATCACTGTCATGCTTTTGTTGCCAGGCCAAAGACCGAGCAAACAATGAATTATAAGCATCCTGTTGTTTTTTCTTTTCGTTCCAAGCTGATAATGCGGTATGAGACTGTAATTCAATATCAATATCAATAATAATCAACCGTTGATAATCAATAGCAAGTTTCTCCAAGTCCTCATCGTGCTTCATCTTCCACAATTTCTGTCTACGTTTAGTAGCATCAATTTGTTCTTGTACACGTTTGTTGGCCTCTTCAATTGCTTTTACATTAAATTCTTCTTGTTGAATATGATCTTTACTATCTTTGACCATTCCTTTAATGATTTCTGCCTTCTCACTAAGTAAAGTAATGCCCAATAGTTGTTCAATGATAGCACGTTGTTCATTATTTTTTAATGCAAGAAACGGTTCGGAATAGGTGTTGAGTGCCACAATATGCTGAAACATATCGCTACTCATATGAATCACTTTTTCAATTGCCACTTGGGTTTCTTTGTTTTCGCCCTGGGCATCATCATTTCCCCTTTGTAAATCATTATTCACATAGAATCGTAAAATGTTTGGCTTTCGTCCGCGTTCAATCTTATAATCAATTCCACCGGCATTAAACTCTAATGTTACCATCATGTTTTTGCCATTAGTACGATTAACTAGATTATCTTTACGAATATTGTTAATAGGAACACCGAATAAAGCGTAAGATAATGCTTGAATCAGTGAGGTTTTGCCCGTTCCATTTCTAGAATCACCGCCGCCCAGGTCTAGATTTTCACCCAGAATAAGGGTTAGCTCTTGTCTGTCAAAGTCAACTGCTTGGCAAATAGCACCTATGCTCAAAAAATTACGCAGGGTTATTGTTTGTAGAATTATCATAGATTGGTGTAAATTTCTAGCAAAATCCTTTTATCAAAGCTATTGCTTTCAATACTGTTGATTTGTTCCACGATTATTTGGTCCACTGACTCAAACTTTAAATCACCGCGACCTTCTGTTTCAACTTGGTCTACTTTCATTGGTATCAATGTCATCTCTCTTAGTTTATATTCAGGTATAAATGTTTCTCGTAAAAAATTAGCTTCCTCGTAACTTACGTTGATATCTAAATGCACACGAACATGACTGTCAATTAATAGCAAACCTTCTGGATTTTCTAGAACATCACTAAGTTTATGTACACGGAAGATAGGTTGTCGAGGCCAACTGTGAAAGATCGGGTCTTGTCCCCATTCTAACATCATCATACCTCTGGCATCATCACCTGCGTCAGCATAGTTATGCGGGAATGCATTCCCTATATACCAAACATTCTTATTGTGTTGTCGTTTATGAAAATGTCCACTAAAGACATGATCAAAATCCTTCATATGATCAGTGCTGATTTCTCCGTGATCAGGCATTAATATTTGTGCATTCATATAGAATCTAGGTAATTCAAAATGTCCAAACATATATTTACCACTAAGTTTCTGTACCTTTTTGTAATCATCTTGGACTAACCAAGGGCTGATGCAAACATCACCTTCAGTGAAGAAATCATTAACGAGTTGTACATTAGGTAAATGTTTAGCCCACTCAATACCATGAATATCTCTGCGATCACGATAATAAAGGTCGTGATTACCCGGTATAAAATATACCCGATCAAAGTTATCATTTAGTTTCTCCAGCGCCTGTAGCCCAAACTGTAATGTATGGATATTGATACTTGCCCTATGATGATTCCAGTCACCCAAGAAAAAACAAGTTTCGCACCCTTCACTTTTGGCTTTGGCAATAAACCAATCAATGAAATTGATACAATCTGTGTTATGTTGTATACTATTACCCTTAAGACCAAAATGAACGTCAGTTAGGCAAGCGGCTTTTTTAAAAAGATTTGACATTTTTCTATTATACAATAAATGATGCTGCCGTAGCAACATCATTGGACAACTTATTCTTCGTAAACTACTGAACTCATTCCAGAACCCAGACCCTGACGAGTCCAGCTTGGGTTAAGGCCATTAATTTCCAAGATGTCATCACGAATATTTTGGTTGCGTTTTTCAGTATTTAGGACACGGCAGAAACTATTTGTAATTGCTGCTGTATAATATGCGAATGGATTAGCACTTTTAGACTCATTGAATCTTAGCCCAACATAAGTAAGTTGAAGAATGGCACTATTACGCATTTCATCATTATAAGTATATCCACGCCAATTGTATTTCATGGCGTATTTCCCACACATCATAATATACATACGGGCAAGTTTATTTGTTACTTGACCGTGATCCTTACTGAATTCTCCAGTGGATAGATCACCTTTCCAATGACTTTTGCCAACACAATAGAATGTATTATTTTCATCAATTTTATAATGTTGGAATGGTGGAAAGTTTACCTTAACATGAACTAGATCATCTACTTCTGCTTTGGTTGTTGCGTCTTCCAAATCAGCAAAAATCTCATCTGGATTAACTTCTTCTTCAAATTCAAAGATATCTTTTGCTGTTTTCTTTTTAACTGTTTTGCGTGGAACTTTTGGTGCTACTGGCACATGATCCCAATTCATTACTCTGAATACTAAATCTGTTACCAGAATAGATTCTGGGCTAACTGATTCTTGAGCCCCTGCTTCTAAACTCAAGCGTGTAGCTCTAGTTTCTCTGGCTAATTGAATAGTTTCGGGTTTAAATGCATATTCTAAACTTGCTTGTATAGAAGATTGGGGCATATCAACAATAAAATCGTATCTATGATATTCAGGTTCAGTGAAGTGACAATACGAGGTCTTGCTTGTGTGAATCTCTTTAAGAATGTCACGATTATTCAGATAATTAACGGGTTTTCTTGGTGCAGGTAGTAATGACATGGGTCTCCTTGTGTTATAGTTATGCTACAGTGATTATAGCATACTAGTTGTTGAAATGCAACAGTTTTTTGTAGAAAAGGTAAAAAAGACGCTTTTTATTTATCTCTTACAATTTTCTGTCCCGACAATAGAAATTTTTCTAGTTGTAGTATTGACATGCTTTTGCACATTTCTAATATTTCACTTGTTTTTAAATATTTTTCCGTGTCATCACGATGCCACATATTTTCCATCACAGTTGTCCATTCTAAATTATTTACTGTGTTATTCTTTTTGTTTTTGTCTTTGTGATTAACTACTAGTGCTTTGTTTGTGGTCGGGATGAACACCTCTGCTACTAACCGATGGATATAGCTAGTATATCGTTTTTTGCCATCTGATAAACATACTAATTCATATCCCCAATTGTTAACGCATACTTTTAGTAATTTTACTTTTCCATTTTTTGTAGACTTAATTTTACCGTAATTGCTGACTTCATATTTAGGTATTCTTTCAAGCGTTTTCCACTCTTCCATAATGCATCCCCTTGTACATTTATTTATCTAAATATTTTATTTTTATTCTAAATGCTGATATTTTGGAATGCTAAATAGATAAGAAGAAGGATAATAATATTATATGGCAACAACAGGAGCAAATACCTCATCGCAATGGAGAACAGCCGCACTCAATGCTTCAGATGCTGCTAATAAGGCTGATATCAAGGCCTTTAACGCAGAAAAAGCGGTCCTAGATGCAGAACGTGATGCAAAATTTGCTATCGTAACTTTAGATCGGGCAAAAGTGACCGGTGATGCTGTTGAAATAGGGCGGGCGCAACAACAATTACAAGCTGCTAATAATAAAGTGACTCAACAACAAGTTGTAGCCTCCGAATACCGAACTCAGTCAAATAATGCCAACACAGCCGCCGATGCAGCGGAAGCGTTGGAAGCTAAGAATAGCGGACTTACCCCAACTACGACCCCTCCAGCAACAGCTACTCCGGGGCAACCGGCTACAACATATATTCCTACTCCAGAAATTGAACAAGCAACAAGTCCTGCTCCGGCGTTAACTACTAATTATCAAGCAAAGGTAGTTACTACTACCACGACAACTAATACTTCAGTAGCTGAGACTACAGGCGGTAATATTACGACTAGATATAGTTTTGCCCCCATTGAGACTGAGGCTAGTAAAACTCTTGACGCACAAGGTGACCGGGCTACTAAAGAAGCAGCTTTGTTTCGCCGTACTCCAAACACTGCTTTTAATAATAGAGCATTAGATCGTGGTCTTGCGGAAGGAACTATTACACAAGCACAATACGATACAATTAAAAGTGCGACCCCAGCCGAAAGATTGGCATTAGCTGATGAAGCTTCCACGAGAGCCGGTAAATTATATGATCAAGCGAATGCAGAAAAAATTAAGGTACCTCCACAGACAGTAGTTACTAATCAACCCAATACGAGTGAAGTAAAAGTTGATACTGCGGAAACTACAAGTGTAGCAACAGCAACAGTTACCGGCACAATTCCAGGGACTAATGTCGCGACGGCTACAGTAGACGGACAGGAGTATCAAGTAACAAAAAATATTGCTGAAAATACCTCTACTTACACGGCCGCAGACAATTCAGCAGTCTCGGTAACAGTCCCGACAACTAATATTGAAAATGCTGCACCAATTCCAATAAACAATGTATTTTCTCAAGCTGCATTTGATCAAGAGTTTACGCAAATAGAGGCAGAGCAGAATAGAGTTAAAAATTCAAAAGCAGTAGTCGATCCAAATCAAGACCCGGCAGACACCGCTAGATTTAAATCTGGTGAGGAAACTATACAAGACAAGAAAGTACCTGCTGACCCTGTTCTAGTACAAAATTCTAATCCTGAAGGTAACGCAAATATACTAGAGCAAAATGCGGCTGCAAATGCGGAAGCAATAAGCAATGCAGGTGAATTAGGTAATATGTCAGTGTCAGGTTTAACTACAAAAAAATTAAACACAGCAAAACAGGCTACACTACAAGATGCAGTAAACTTCCAAAACAAAGCAGACTGGCGGGTAAGATTAAGTTTAAGTCCCGGGGCAGACTATTTGTATAACGCTAGACCCCCTGGAATATTAGCACCATTGGTAGCAACAGGAGGGGTCATCTTCCCATATACTCCTAATATAGCAGTTGCGTATGCTGCTCAATATGAGCCTACTCCATTAACACATTCAAATTATAAAATTCACTCATATCAGGGTAGTTCAGTTGATACCGTTACTATTGGGTGTGATTTTACTGCACAGGATACATTTGAAGCACAATATGTACTAGCAGTAATACATTTCTTCAGATCAATTACTAAAATGTTTTATGGTTTAGACCAAAATCCTACTAACGGCACCCCTCCTCCACTGTGCTATTTGAGTGGATTGGGCGCATTTCAATTTGATAATCATCCATTGGCAATTACAGCTTTTACCTACACTTTGCCCACGGAAGTTGATTATATACAAGCTGGAAGTAATTTTGCCCCGGCGGGTGATAATAGACAAAACAATCCTGCACAAGCTAAATCCGGAGAAAGTGGAATGGTACAAGCAGGGGCAGTTAGAATGGATAGTGGTGGCCTTAATCCAGGTGCAACAGTATCATCACCCGTTTGGCAAACTACGAATGCTGGAACAAAGGAAGCGTCATATGTTCCTACAAAGATAAATCTTAGTATTACCGCAGTGCCAATTGTAACTAGAAATGACATTAGTAATAGATTTAGTTTGAAAGAATATGCAACAGGTGCATTATTAAGAGGATCACTCAATTCAGGCGGAGGAATTTGGTAATGTCAGCTAATAATTTATACCCAGCAACAAGTCCATATTATTTTACTGAAATAGTTAATAATAACTTTTTAGATATTATGTCAAATAGACCCATACCAATGCAACCATCGGATATTTATTGGGAGATAACTTCAGTTTATGAATATAGACCTGATACCTTGGCATATGACTTATACAGTGACAGTAGATTATGGTGGGTGTTTTCAAGTAGAAATCCAAACAGATTAAAAGATCCATATTTTGATTTTACCGCCGGGACAGGAATATATTTACCTAAATTGGATATGTTAAAACAAGTTTTGGGAATTTAAGATGAATCAAAACTCAGTAAAGGATGATAAAGAAAATCCTGCCCAATCAGGTGAGAATGCTAGATTATTAAATAGATATCCTCCAAAAGGTAGTGCTGCACCAGTTCAAGCGACTCCCACTACTCCAGCAGGAAAAGCAGATTCTCCGGCAGCAAATCCAATGTCTACTGACTCAACTAACACAGTAGCAATTAAACCCGGCAAACGAACACAAAATCCATTAAGTAATTTTAGTAGCTACACATATCAACTATCATTGTATATGATAACTCCTGATGCATACGATGCTTTTATAGAATCAGGAAGAAAGGATTTGAATGCTATAAATAATATCTCCCCCGGGGTTGCATCCCCTGCGCCTACTACTAGTTCAAACTTTGTACAGGCACCGGGCGAAGCAGGACGTTCTGGTTCACCTCCTGCAGCTTCTACTCCGTCACCAAAAAAAGGCGGAGCATATTTAATTGCACAAAGCAGCGGAATTAATAAAACGACTAAACGTACCCCTGGATTTGAACTAGATTTTTTCATAGATGATTTAAAATTTACACAAACAATTGGCACCAAAGAAGTTGGTGCATCAACCAATATTAGTGAAATGTCATTCACTATAACTGAACCGTATGGTTTTTCGTTGTTAACTAAATTACGCAGGGCACAGAATGAGTTAGCATCTACAACTAATACTAAAAACTTTGCAATGGTGCAAGACGGCATGAGACAATTTTTTATATTAGGTATTCGATTCTTGGGATATGATAAAAATGGTGAAATTATTGACCCATCTAAAATACCAAGCGCAGATGGCAATCCTGCAGGTAATGCGTTTGGACTGTATGAACGTTATATTGACATACTAATCAAGGACATGAAATTTAAAATTACCGGTAAACCGGTAGTTTACAATATCACGGCTGTTCCACCAAATCAGATAATTGGGTTTGGTTCAAAATTTAGCACAATTATTTCTGATACGCCCATCGTGGCAGATACTGTATTTAATGCGTTGTTTGATCCTGGACAAAATCAACCTGACGCAAATAATCCAGTTGGGCCAGATCCTGCACAAAGGGCTAACGGACAACAGACAAATGTTTCAAACATGTCAAGTTTGTTTTCAAAATTAAATTTTGACCAGCAAAAACTAGTGGGCAAAGGGGTAACTATACCAAGAAAATATGATGTTGTGTTTCTTGGTCCCGATAAAGAACAGTTCAAGAACTCAAGTTTAAAAAGTAGTGCTGATTTAGATAAGAGAAAAATACCCATGACAACGGCGGCTAAAACTTCAGAATCTAATCAAAAGACTGCTTCTAGAGAAAAACCAAATGATTCATTGCGTACTATTAAAATAGCACAGGGTACGTCTATCATACAAGCAGTGTCAGAAATAATTAAACAGAGTTCGTATTTAGAAGATGGATTGTCTCAAGTAAATAATACAAATTTGTCTCCCGACCCCGAAACAGGTTCATATGAAAAACAAGAGAATTCACCAAAAGAATTAAAATGGTTTAACATAAGTGCCGAAGTAAAAAACTTAGGATGGGATCCTAATCAGGGAGACTATGTTTATAAGATTACCTATATTATCCAGCCGTATTTAACTCCAATTGTAGTAGCAGCCTCTGCTAGTAAGACAACACCGTATTATGGGGCACATAAACGATACGAGTACTGGTATACTGGTAAAAATTCTGAAGTAATTAGTTATACACAAAATATGGATTTTACCTACCATAATGTTACCCTTCAGGGATTTGGTCTCGGGGCACCTCTACCTTCGCAGGCTCAGGGTGGCGCAGCCGATATTCCAGTAACAGTTGGTCAACCTCAAGGACAACCAACACAGGGTAAACTTAATATATCTATGGAAGCACAAAATATGTATATGACTAGTTTGTTTAGTCCTAAAGACTTTGGTTCAGCTAGAATCACAATCTTAGGTGATCCAGACTTTATAATGCAAACTTCACCTAGTAGTATAAATTCACGATACAATCAATTTTACGGTGACGACGGATTTACTATTAATCCAAACGGAGGTCAAGTTTTTATTGAAATAAATTTTATAGAACCAATAGACTATCAAAATAGTACTGGCACGATGAGTTTAAATAACTCAATATTCTTTTATAAATATCCAGATTATGTTCAAAAAGATATTGATAGTCGCGGTGGCGGAATTAGCTATATGGTTACAAGGGTAATTAGTAATTTTAAGGGTGGAAAATTTACACAAGATTTAACTTTGACACTTA